GGCTTGTTTAGATCGCATCCTGAGCTGCTCATAAAGAAGTCAGCATGATCGCACTCATTAGCCTGAACCCATGCCTCTATGCGCCCTCTAAAGCCATGATGACCCTCACCAGCCAGATAAACCACTGAGCCAGGTGTTACCTTGTTCCCCATCCACTCGCCTTGGCCTGACGCAATACGCAAGCACCAATCCAGTACCAAAAAGCTCTTGCCGCACCCACTGGGCCCATGCACCATGATCAACGAGTCATCCTGAATCCAGTTTTTAATCATCCACCGCAATGGTGCGGGTTGTCCTCGCAGATCGGCAAACCCTGTAAGCCAATCAGCTTTCTTTTCAGGCTCAATCAACTCGTTTAAATCGCCACCACTCAACACATAATCATTAGCATCCATACCCAAGGGTGGTAGAACCACCTTAAAGCCATACTTAACAGCTTTTTTAGCGTACTTCTCGCCTACCCCATGCTCATCATTGTCTGCGAATACAACGCCGCCTACGCCCTTGTATCTCTCGCATATCCGTGGGATATTTGCGGCATTGAATGCCGCTATGCATGGGATAGCCGTGGCCTCATAAATCGTGGCGGCAGTTGCATAGCCCTCAGCCACATAAACCTCCGAGCCAATCTCACCCCCGACCACAAACTCACAGCCCTCAGTCTTGCCTCCTGTATGAAACAACTTGCCACCATCGCCATCAATGTACTGCAAGCTGACCACCTGATCACCGTCCATGACAGGAACCACGAGCCTACCATCATCAGTTGCTTTTAAGCCATGTGACTTAACGCCCTTGGCCACTAAGTAAGGATGATCGTCGGTAGCCTCGGCGCAAGCCTCAAGGATTGACTGGACAGACAGCGCCGCAGACTCTCGCCTCTTTTCCATCTCAATCTTGTTAAGCTCCTGCGCCTTTTGTATTGACCGCTTTATTGTCAGCGACTCCAGTGCGCTCAACTCTCGGCCAACGTCTGCTCTAAAGGTCACATCAAGCCCCTGTTTCCAATCGCCAAATCGACCGGCAGTTGCTATACCACTCTCAAACAGGACATACCAACAGTTCTTTTTCTTGCCAAACCTGCGTATCTTGCCATCCATGATAATCTCGCTGGGTGGCGTTATACCTGCATCGTGCATTGCATCTATTACCTGCTCCATAGGGCTTTTGTTTACGGTCTCTGTGTTGATCCTAAAGTTAGCCGGTAGGATTGTTGTTAAGTCAGTCATGTTTGCTCCATTTCCTATTTACAATTCTATGAAATTTACCATCTTTTCTATACTCAATACTTGCCGGTGGCATAGCATCACTCATTGCATCGCACAATGCCTGTATGTCACCACACTGCGATATGTCACAACCTGCGCTATCTGCCATACTCATAACAGTGGCCACCGCTTTCTGACCTGCATAGCCGCCATGTGCCACTGGCAGGTACTCATGGATTGGCCTCTCATTATACCCGCCAAAATAACTGAGTTTAACCATTTCCTTGCCACTTGATCTACTTGTGTGCTTAACCCATCGCCATCCTGTTATATTCAGCTCTTTGCCAGATAAAGCCATGATGTCATCGTTATGCAAGGTCAAGTCAGCTTTCTCAGGTGGCGGGAACTCAAAGCCACAAGCAGGGCAAACCTTAGCCGTGGGATGGACTAGCTCATGGCACTCATCGCAAGCCTTGACGGGAGCCTCACCCTTGCCTTCACGCGCACCCATGTCCTTTGGTGGTTGCACATAAGTGATAGGGCCATGCTGCTCAACAACACCTGCAAAGTCCAAAACCAGACAATGATCGGTATGACTTTTCAACCGCATCCCTCGACCTGCCATCTGTACATACAGTCCAGGCGACATCGTTGGGCGCAACATTGCAATGAGATCAATGTCGGGATAATCAAAACCAGTGGTCAAGACATTGGCATTGGTCAACGCTTGTATCTCGCCTCGTTTATACCTTTCAATGATCGCCTCTCGCTCTGCTTTAGGTGTTTTACCTGTTATGCACTCAGATACAATGCCCCTTGCTTGCAATGCCTCGCAAACATGCAAGGCATGATCTACGCCCGAACAGAAAAACAACCAAGCCTTGCGATCACCTGCAAGCTGTATCACCTCATCGACAACCGCCTGATTCATTGGGTCGGTGTCCACGGCTGCTTGCAACTGGCTCTCGATAAACTCACCCCCACGCTTCTTTACCCCAGTGGTGTCAAGGTGGGAATCTGTCAGCTTCGACCTCAGTGGCGCTAGGTATCCGTCAGTGACTAACTCGGCAATAGTAACAGGCTCAATAAGATCATTAAAGATTGCGCCATCATTAGTAATGTAGCCCTGCCCCAAGCGATAGGGGGTGGCCGTAAGCCCAATAACCCTGATATCTGGATTGATAGCCTGTAGCTCACCGATAAGCTGACGATAACCACCCTCGTCTTTATTGTTTATCAGATGGCATTCGTCAATCAGTATAATGTCAACATGCCCAAGATGCTGGGCTTTCTTGCGTAGCGACTGTATGCCGCCAAAAGTTATACTGTCAATGTCTTTGCGGTTAAGCCCTGCCGAGTATATACCCAGTGGTGCATTAGGCCATGCGCTCCGCAACTTACTTGCATTTTGTTCAATCAATTCTTTGACATGGGTCAGCATGAGTATCCTTGTGTCGCGCCAAGACTTAACTACGACTTGGCAAAACTCCGAGACAATGTGGCTTTTACCTGCTCCAGTGGGCAGCACTAGGCAAGGGTTTCCATCGTTCTTCTGTAGCCACTCAAATAACTCATCTATAGACCTCTGTTGGTAGGGTCTAAGTGGCATTAAACAAGCCTCCTTTTTAACCACTTGGCCGAAACCGCCTCTGATTTTTGATCAAAAACAGGGTAATTATTTTTACGGGGTTTGCTTTGATACGTCAATGAATGTCCATCAAACGAATATTTAAAGCGCAACCTGTTTTTGAGCGTTGATATGTTAACACCAGATATCTCGGCAATCTGATTGTAATTGTAAAACCTGCCTGTGGTAAACCTATTATCACCACCCATAAATTCTAGTAACTTTGTTTTATGTCTCATCCGATAACCTCTCCACCAAATACTTCTTTGGCCTTTATTATTTCAGGCATAGCACAAGCCTCTGCATTTGCAATTAGTTCGCTTGATTTAAAATGCCCCTCACCGTTCTTAACCACTGAGTCGCCAACTTTATACGCGGCCACCCACTCTGTACTTTGATCTGCGTCAATCTCCCAAGGAACCATGTCAATGTGCAACACATGATCATCGCATCCCTCCAACTGATACTTGTACGGCACTGTACCTTGATGCTTCTCGCAGTAAAACGTGCTGTCATCTTTTGAGGTGCTGTGAGCGCACGTTCGACAATTTACTTCCTTTGTCTTTTTCGAGTAATGACATATATCGCTCGCTGGACACATTTTGCACTGATACCAGCTTGGGTCAGTCGATATAGGTGGAGGCATTCTATCAGCCAATGCCAGCCTATGCCCCTTATCAACCAGCTCTTGCGCCATCTTTCGGTCTAGCTCAACGCGCTCCGTGTAGTAGCTGTCATCGTCCTTGCACACCGCAACGTATAGCGATCTATCAACATCAAGACCCCACATGTATAGCTGCATCTGTACAAAGTGCATCGGCTTTGACTTTTCAACACCATTCTTGGTCAAATCCTTAAACGACTTTAAGCTATGTGTCTTAAACTCAGCAACATGCCTTTTGGTCGGAGCCTCTGGTACGCCAGACTCAATCACCCCGTCTACCGATCCAGATACATGACAGCCAAAGTCAACCCTAGTCTGATCACCACCAATGCGAATGCCGATCATCCGTAAGTCATTGGTGATTTGCTCCTCCTCTAGCTGACCTCTGCGAAATAGCCTAAGCATACGACCGCTAAACTTTTCAATGAATGCCCACCTAAAGTTTAACCAAATGTATCGCTCGCAATGATGGCCAAGGCCAGAACAACCAAGGTGCGCCCTTGGCTGCTCCAGCTTTGACTCATGGGCCATGTCAATCCTAGATGCAATGCTATGCATTTTTTTTGGTATGGCTACCATAATCAACCCCTAAAATGGAATGTCGTCTTGATGTTGCTCGTCCTTAGCCCTTAAAAAAGCAGGGCGATTATCTACTGCCGCCGCTTGCTTAGGCGCTGACGCTTGACTACCTGTAGTCGATGTTGGATAGAAACCTTTGACCTCATTGCTTGGCCCATACTGCGGGTCATCCTTAACGGTAATCTTAATCTGACAAATACCGTTAATTAACTGCTCCGTGTCGGTTAGCTGCCCAGTAACACCAATCGCCTTGCAAAGCTGACCCAACTGTTGCGCCGCAATTTCCTCGGCCTTTGGGTTAGGGTTGCGAATGTTAATGTTTGTAAACACCACCCTGCCCGACTGCTCTGCCCCAATAATATCAAGGCGCAACTTTAAATATTGACCAGTACCCGCCTTTGTATCTTTTAGCTCGACCTCCGTGATCATTGCAGGGTACTTCCCTGCCGGTACAGGCGCATAGTCATCACTCTCTGGCAATGCGTCTACGTTAATCGGATTTAATAGTTGTGTCATTTTATACCTCTATATTTTCAGTTATTGAAACTGACGGTTTGCCAGTTTTGGTTGTGATTGCCTGTGTAAATGGCAATCGTTGCTTTTCATCGGCATTGTCCCAAACCTTTTTGTTGAGTTCTGGCTTCCACCGAAAAAATGTTGCTAAGTGCTGCTCTAAATTATTCTCCGCTGCAATTTCC